TCTTGATACCCACCGAGAGTCCACACACCATTGGGAGTGTAAGCAGGAACGCCATTCGGCTTACCTTGGCCTTTAAAGCCAAGGGTTAAAGTCATATTACTTTCCATTTAATTTCTCCTATTATAAGTTAATATAGCACATAGCCGCACTATCGTCGTCATTAACGGCTTTTACCTTACAGTTTGTAAGTTTAGTCCATCCCCCAGGAGCGGACGTAGCACTTGGTACAAACTGAATTTCTCCTGTAGTATTATTCACAATAAGCACTGATCCAGATACAGGAACAATAGCGCCCGCAGCACTCACATTCCAACTATAATACCATATTGCACCTCTAAATACAACAGTTAAAGGTGCTCCTTGAAGCATATAGTTGTTCTTAGCAGGATCGTTTTGCGCAACCCCAGCATCATAAAGGACTATACCACGAGGCACATAACCACTAGGAATTCCAACGTACATAGCACCATCAGGATCGGAAGGATTTGAAGACATGAGATTGCCAAAATAGGCGGAACCTCCCGCATCTGAGGAAGACTGATAACCTCCAAGAGTGAATAAACCAGCATTAGGAAGATAGACAGGAATACCATTCGGGATACCAGAACCCTTAAAGTATACTTGGCCAAAAGGCATATTATTTTCCATTATTTGACTCCTAACTTATTGAAAATATCCTCGATAGGATTATCAGCAATACTAGAAGTATCTATCTTAGCCGTACCAGGATAACGAGGAGTATTATCATGAATCGTCAAACTGTCAAGAATAGCATCTAGACTATCCTTAGCCTGTGAATTCTTCTCCTCTTTATCTTTAGAATCCTTAATTCCTTTTCGAAAAGAGTCATACATTTTCTTAGATACATACTTCATTTCTTCATCCTTGAGCCCATCGTAATCCTTCTCGAATACAGAATCATCGATAGTATCATGCTCCTTATCTTCTTTCTTTTTAACTTCTGACTCTTCTTTCAGCGCCTTTCCTTCTTTCTTTTCAGGCGACTTTTCAGAAGATTTATCCTCATCTTTAATTTTTTCATCCTTAGCCTTATCCTCATCTTTAATTTTCTCGTCCTTAGCCTTATCCTTAGCCTTATCCTTAGAATCCTTCTCATCGTCTTTGGATTCTTCTTCCTTTTTCTTCTCGCCCTCTTTCTCTTCAGCCTTCTTCACGCCTTCTTTTTCTTCTTCCTTCTTCTCTTTCTTAGGCTCTTTCTCTTTAACTTCTTCTTCGGATTCAGCATCAAGAGTGGCGTAAAGTTTATTGATAATACCTCCAATAGCCTTAGCAGATTCGTCGGACTCCTCACGAATCATAGCCATGTCAGAAATAAAACGATCAAGCTTCTCTTTATTTTCTGACTCAGGAAGATCGGAAACGTACTCTCTTAATTTACTGATACGATCCGTAACATCCTCATCTTTAAGATTTACCCGATCCTTAATGAAAGACTCTACATGCTTACTAAACTGCACCGTATCTCGAACTCCGAGCATCTTATGCACAAAATGAAGAAGGTAACTTTTAGCCATAATCTTATCTCCTATAGAATCGAGAATCGCCGCGGCAGAACCACCGCGTCCATATTTTGTGAGAGCCAAATGGTTTACGTCCTTAATATCGCTCATAATAATCTGATATTCATCCCCATTAGGCGCTTTTCCTTCCTGCCAGTCAAATATTGCACTATAACCGGGGGAAACTTCGACCGTTCCTGTATAGTATGCTCTAACCGCACTATTATCAATCAAAGTCAATGTCGATTGAATGGCTAACTCATCATCCTTACCTTTTATGATTTTAGTAAAAGATGAATCTCCCGTAAATCCAACGGCGTATTTCTTAAAATTAGTACCGTCCACCATATCTCTAGGATGCTCTAAAGTAAGAGGCAAACGAACGAATTTATCCGCGGCCTTCTCTAAAACAATAGCCGGACGATAAACATTAAACACATGCTTATTCTTATACTTTTCAGGAACACTATCCAAACCCATCCCCTTAAGTTCATTATCCCCATACTTATATATTCCAGAACGTGCAATAACAACGTCTTTTACAAGTTTATCAGGCATTATTTCTTACCTTCTTTAGTTATAGAAGTCTTAGCGTCAGGATCGGGCTTATAGCCTGGTTTAGGAGGGTTAGGCTTAGGCTGATCTGTACTAGGATTCTCCTTATTTAGTTTGCTCATTACCTCATCAGGAATCTCTATTTCGGGCATGAACAAATGACCCATAATTACTGCATCATGAACATTAATACCAGCAGAGTTTAACATGTTGACACCATTAGTAAACTTCTCAAACATAGCGCCACGAGTATCGTTCGTTATAATCTCAGGGGAATCGAATGATATATGTACGCTATCCGCTATTCTTGCTTGCTCCGAGTCAGGACCAAAGCAAGAATAGATAAGAAGTCTAACTATAGGTTGAACACTAGGAATGACTGCATTATTAATATTCTGTATCGTTTCTGACTGCTTATATGAAATTTCATCAGAGTTATTACTAAACCCCGTCGCTTGCGTATGAAATAAGACACTTTCAGGTATACCACAGTTAGCAGATACATCTTGCCGTAAAGCCATATTTAAACTATCAAAGTCAGTAAAAGAACGATTTATAGGTACTATCTCACCATAACTATTTATCGTCGTAGGATTAAGCATCGACCAAGAGCGTAGTCTCTGGTTATTTTTCTGCACAAACTCTTCCACTGCCGCAGGTCCATTCTGCGCCATCATACCATCCAAAGGTAGAACATTAACGAGTAGGCTCATTTGTTGCGCCATTATCGGTATAGCTGTAACAAGAATCTTATAAGCTAATAGTGACCTAATATATCCTTCAAAGTCAGTTCTACCCCAACCAATCTGACGCAGCATTCCCCAATAAGGAAGCATCAAAGGACGTATAATAGCCATCCTCTGTGAATTTACCTTTACCCCACCAATAGGAATAAAATACGTTTCAGGAGAAAGATAGTCTTTAGCCGTAATATCGTAATTAGGTATCATTACGGTATTCCATCTATCACCAGTAACAAAATAGTCTATACAATCTTTACCTATAATACCTTCCGCTATTAGTTGCTTTATAGGCATATCAAAGGAGAAGGGGGAATCGTTCTTAAAGGTAGGATATATAAATCCGCCTCCATAGATCATCCCGTCACGATCGCCGCGTTCCAAAGCAGTAGCAAAGTTAACAGAATCCGCATAGTCCTTTAGTTTACTTCTATCGTCGGTATTCATCTTATTGCTTATGAAACTATATCCATTAAGCAAAGCACCTTTCACTTTCTTATCAATAATAATAGAAGGAAGACCCCCACTACAATAATAGGATGTAGCCTCATTAGGGGACATAGAAATTGGTGTATATGCCATGTCGAACGTTCCGGGGTCAAAACCCGTAACTCCAGTTCCCGTCAATGCGTTAAAATATCCATCCTTAGCCATTAACTCTCGACCGTGTTTAATAGCATCAATAGCATGGGCAATATCAGAAGTTTTAGTCTTCATAGAGTCTATAATAGTGGGGAGTACAGAAGTCATCTTTCGAGCCGCATCCCCTACGGACTCCACATGTATACCATCATTAGCGTAATTATCAAGAACCTTGCTATATTGAATATCCTTAATATCGTTAATATTTTTACTAGACAGTACAATAGGTTCTATTTTTGTACTGCCTTCTATATTCTTATCTTGTTCGTGAATTATCTCATAAATATGCTTAAAGCTAGAGTCAGTTACTTGAGAGGCTATTTTCTTAAAACTCTTGTATGCCATTAAATTATAGCCCTCATAGGAGTAATATTGGTATTCTTCCACGCAGTTCTTGATAATTGCCATAAAGGTAAGAAGTCAATGTCGCTACTAACTACCCTATAACTGCAATATTCAATTCCATCTGCTATATGATCAGGAGATAAAGGCCCTTGTCCTTTCTCCGGTTTTCCTGCATCATCAAACTGTCTTACTCTCATCGCAGTATCAGCTTCTTTTGCAGATCGGCAAATTTTCATGTTTCCCATCTTGAATAGCTTATTAACAAAGAATATTCTCTCTACAATAGAGGGATTAACAGAACCTATTCTTAATTGAATACCAGCATTACGTATTTCTGCACTGTATCCAGCCATAATATCCTTCATACTAGCATCGGGATACCATGTTATAGGATTAAGAGGAAACGCATTTCTTATGATAGTAGGAGCGTTTCCAATCTGCTCGAAACTAAAATTCTTAACCAGATACAGTATCTTATCTCGCTTGACGAATGCCGCTCCCTTGCTGTAACCACTATTAAAATCCTGTCCAACCATTACTTCTTCGGTATCTCCTACCTTGATATCATCCACAAGACAAGTAGCAGGATCGTAATCACTATAAACTCTACCACTACGAAGATTGACGAAATACCCTTCCAAGTATGCAAGACGCTCATTATCATCATATATCGCATAGAGCCTCTTTACGTAAGATTCAGATAAACTTGTATTATCCTTAGTCTCACCACGTATTTTTATATACGGTTGTTTAGCCACTTTCAGATCTTCTAGTATCTTATACGTTCCAGCAAAACCTTGAGCCGTCGTAGTGAACACACTAAAAGGAATTCTGCCATCAGGAAGTTGTACTCTAGTTCTTTCTTGTACAGCCTTAAAAGCTCCTAAAGCTCTATCTAAACTTAACTCATCCAACTCATCGACAATGCTAATATTAAAGTTATAAGCATAGACATCATCATAATGTTCCATCGCTACAAGAATTATGTCAACCGCGCCTACTCGTATAACATTTTCTTGCTTATCGAAACTATACGAAATACGATTCGTTATAAATAAACGTATAAGAGCACTTATTAGGGTCTTTTTTAGAAGTGTTATAGTTACACCTAAAACGCCTATTGTTATAGGTGTAGTAAAATATCGCTCTATTAAAGACATCAATAGGTAAACATCCCCCGATGTTTTACCGCTCCCGTAACCTGCTATATCAAAGAAATATTCAATATTCGGTTTTATATACGGTAACTGGATGAGTTGCTGTTGGTGTCTAAATAGTTTTATCCTCGTTTGTTCCATCGGGGACAAACTCCTCTATATTATCATTATTTATATCAGAACTCATCTCAAATACCACATTAAACTTCTTTTTACCATCTGTAACATTAGCATTAAATTTAGCCGCTTCGCCGAATGCCGCGCTATCCAATTTGCCTAACTTCCAACGAATTTCAGTAGATACACCTTTTTGCGTATTCATATCAATAATGCTATCTATACGCTCAAGTAATCTACTTATTTCTTTCTGCTTGACGAACGACACTTGTCGCTGGAAGCTCTTATCTTCTTCCAGATCGTCCATTTCTTCTTGAGTGAACTCTGCAAGAATTTGAGCACTATAAAGAGGCATACCTAATTTGAGAAATCTGTACGCCATTTCTTTTTTCTGCTCAAGTTCCATACTATCCTACCTTAATACTTCTTGCCCTTCAGTTTACATTTTACACAATCATCTTTGTCGCCAATAAGTCCAACAAAGTTCATGACCATAGCAACGTTCACCGTGTAGTACATACATATATCGCATATATGTACTTTCTTGTTCCACAGCAATAAACTTGGGTATGGAGCAATGTTACTTTTATGCTCTCTAACGTCGTTCATTAT